TTACGATGCCTTGACAATGCACATGGACGCCGCGAACTTTGATGATGAATTTCAAAAATGCGCACGCACGGCAATTGATGAAGTTTTCTCGACGATTTAGGAATGTATACCGATGCCCCGCCCCATGTTTGCATCATGCTGCTGCCTTTTCGTCCTCAAAAGCAAAAACATTAGGACGAGTCAGCTTTAACACCTTGCGCCAAGGCTTAGGGATGCCACGTTTACGCCAACCTGATACAACCTCTGGCTTAGTTGGTGAACATATTTCAGCAACCTTTTGGTTGCCACCACATTCATCGATAATTTCGGAATCTGTCTTCATGGTTACTAACATTAGCAAACGCTAATTATTAAGTCAATAGCATTTGTCAATTTCGCAAATGCTAACTTAATGGGAATATTCAGCTTATGGACATAAAAGCTCTACGAGTAGAACAATTAAAAGCCTTTGTAAAAGAGGAAGGCGGCGCTGCAAATGTTGCCAGAACATATGAAGGGATTGATGCTTCATATCTATCTCAGCTAATCAATGGTCACCGGCCATTCGGCGAAAAATCTGCAAGACGAATTGAACAATTAGCTAATTTGCCTTATGGTTATTTCGATCAAGATCCAAACAAGCAATCCAGCACAGGTTTAGTTGTGAAGCAAGCCCAGGCAGAATATGTAACTCCAAGAGAGATTCAACTAAAAGACAATCCTGAATACCCTTCAATCAAACGCGTCAACTTGAGACTTTCTGCCGGGATCGTTGGCTTCTCGATTGATTACGACATTGAAGATAAAACACCCATTGTCATGCGAAGAGACTGGTTTGTATCGAGAGGTTACAAACCGGAAAAGCTTTTGGCGGTTGAAGTAAAAGGCGACAGCATGCAAACAGGCCTCTACGATGGTGATACTGTTGTAATTAATACACTAGACAACGCGCCAAAAGATGGTGAAGTATTTGCCATTAATTATGAAGGCGAGATGTTAATTAAACGCATGGTACGTGACGCAGGCACATGGTGGTTATCATCGGATAATCCAGATCAGCGCAAACATCCCCGTAAGGAATGTAGCGGCAGCAGTTGCATAGTAATTGGGAAAATAGTTCACAAACAGAGCGAGCGTATATAAGAAGGCATAACAATTTAACTGGGGATTTTAATGGCTATATCAAAAAAAGTGACTGATCGCATTTCACTGATGCTTAAAAAGTACCAATCCATACTGAGTGAGGCTAAAGACAGAGACATTAGTGAGTCCGACACAGTGGTGATAATCGGTGACATGCTTGCTGAAATGTTTGGCTATAAAAAATACACTGAAATAACTACGGAATTTGCGATTCGCGGCACTTATTGTGATTTGGCTGTTAAAGTTGATGCTAACGTACGCTTTTTAATTGAAGCTAAGGCTATTGGCGTTGCCCTAAAAGATAATCACATAAAACAAGCCATTGATTATGGCGCAAATCACGGTATTGAATGGGTAGTTTTAACAAACGGGGTCATTTGGCAAGTATATAAAATACACTTCAAACAGCCTATTGATAAAGCGCTAATATTTGAAATTGACATCTTACAAACCAGCCCAAAAAATCAGCAAATGCTAGAGTGTTTTGGCAATCTAAGCCGTGAAGGCTTCACACAGTCTTCTATGACCGCATTCTTTCAGCAGCAACAAGCTACCAATAAATTTTCATTAGCTGCACTACTAACGACAGAGCCAATTATTGCATCAATAATCAAAGAACTTAGAAAGCTAGGAGCAGGTAAGACAGAGGCTGAGTTCATAAAAAATTCCATCCAAAATGAAGTGCTAAAGCGCGAGCTTGTCGATAGCGATGAGGCAAAGGCAGCAACCGAATTTTTAAAGAAAAACGCTAAAGCAGCAGCGAAAGCTAAAGCCAAAGCGACAGCAGAAACACCTCAATAATTTATAGATTGGCCATGGATACCTTAAACACCTAGTTTGGCATAGCTGTTATATTTTTCTTGGTAATTTAGCGCATCTATGGTTTTGTTTACCATTTGCCATATTTGGCACCAAGAATTTAATAGAACAACAGATTAAAGAATCCAAAAAAACCAATAAACTGCTAAAACAACTCCTTGATAAAAAATAATGAATAAATACCTAATCGTTTCAATCCCGTTTCTATTATCGGCATGCACCCCACATACAATTGGCGACGTTAGAGAACTAGGCCCATCAAAGTCAGCCACATTCGACGCCCCAGAAAATTACCAGCGCTTATACAAAAAAATACTGGAACAAACCCAGCAATGTAGTGATGGGTGGATGATAACCGCACAAATGGTTACAGAAGGAAATTTGGATCCGGACAATAAAACAGGAACTGTTGCAGTATCACTACGAGGCGGCCTTGGAACAAATTATTACCAGGTAATCGATATTAAAGAAATTGAAGCAAACAAATCCAAAGTTACCGCATTCTATTCCGTTGGGTCAGCTGACAATCATGTAAAGCTACTGAAGAAATGGGCACTGGATGATTACAGAAAATGCTCTTTGTAAAACATGCGGCATCATGCAACAACAGAAAGTGAAAATTTAAACAATAAAGCAAGATAAAACCGGGAAAAGTCATGGCAACCTCAAAAAAGCTATTGAAGATCTTCACGAAACAATAAAAAAACAAATAAATTGAAATATTTGTTATTACTAATACTAGTGTTAACCACAACACCAGCTCAAGCAGAATACAAGCGAAGCTTTAAAGCAAAGAGCCTGTTTAAACAGTCACACCCCTGCCCTTCTACTGGAAGAAGCAAAGGATCGTGCCCTGGTTACATAATAGATCATATTCAGGCACTGGCCTGCGGTGGCGAGGATCATCCTAGCAATATGCAGTGGCAGACTAAAGCAGATGCTAAAGCAAAGGATAAATGGGAGCGTAGAGGATGTTAACAAAATAATATGGCACAAAAAAGTCTACAAATAATCGTCCCAATTGACATTTATTACACTAATAAAAATCATGTTTCCATTAAAGATGTAATCAAATCTCTTGAAGGCATTGATACTTTAACGAACCACTTTCATTCTGTAGCATCCCAGATACTTGGCGCAACCGTTAGCTCATCTAGTGCTACAATCGAAAATATACAGAGCGGAAGCCTGTTAGAAAAAATCTTTATATCGCTTAATTTTAAAAATGATGAAGAGCTAGAGAAGGCTCTCAACAAATTCGGACAGGATCATCCGATGCTTAAAAATGCAGTAAATCTTGCATTCTTTGCTGTATTTTTATACGGCTTATACTCTGCCGTTAAGAGTAATGGTGGAGACACTACGCATATTGAGGGCAATAACAATGTAAACATCACCATAAATCAGCCAGGATTAACTGCGGAAGAAATTTCTAAAGTAATAGATAAAACTTTAGCAGATAAGAAGGTTGTTGCAAACGCAGCGGTCAAAATGGCAGCTCCAGCCAAAAGTGACAAGGAAGCTGAAATAAGATTTAAGGTAAATGGATCGGATGATTCAACAGCATACGTGGTTACGTCACAAGCTATTGCTGAAGTAACCGATTACTACAAACCAGTAATTGAGGAAAAGGTTTTATCTATTAGTAGCGCTTCCGTATCAATTAGGGCAACAGATTTAGATAAAAGAACTCAAGGATGGGCCGGGTTAATTGATGGCATTGATCATCGACTGCCTATTACCATTGCCCCTAGCGTTGATGTTAGCAAATTGAGAGATACATCTGTTGTTGACGTTCAAATAATATATAAGAAAAACACCAACGATGACAATTTGCGTCCTACAAGAATATTTATTGAAAAAATTTCTAGCAACACATCCCACATTAACTTAGCAAAAAAACAATTAACTCAAGATGAAGCTGACAGAATTGATAGTATTCAAACCTCAAAACAATTTAATTTAAATCTAACCCCTTAGTTAACCCTATCCGACACCATCCATTAAAACCCGCCTCTGAGCGGTTTTTTTTCGCCTGAAAATTCACATAACATAAAAAATATAGACAAAAAATTAGCATTTGCTATTGACATTAATTATTAGCATTTGCTAATCTATTTCAAAGCGTCACCTAAACAGCATTAGGGAGTTTTGAAAAATGCACACACAAACTGATCTGCAGCGAGCATTCAACAGAGCAAAACTAGCCAATTTTGGTTACACGCTTGAAAGCGCACTGGCTAACAAAGGCCTTGCGATTTGTTTAAACCGGCTGGCAAACAACTATGCAAAGCGTAGACCAGCCTCGGAAGCTAAAAACTATTGGTTCCACAACATTTAAGGAAAAACCATGAGCAGAGAATCCCCGACACTTGATGAGTTGTACGGCGTTGGCGCTGAAGCAGCTGAGTCAAACAAAGACCTATTTATCACCGTACCTGAAACCACGCTGCCATGCGGCACCATAGTGCCATCATTCCAGGTCGGCCAATATGCAACCAGCCAATCAGATGACGGCAAGGCCATCATCGTGGCAGATCGTAAACCATGGGTGAACATTAATTATCACCAGGCGAATGAAGCTGCAGCTGCTGCCGGTTACAAACTAATCACAGAACTGCAATGGCTGGCCATCGCGCATAACGTAGTCAACGTTGATGCCAACTGGACAAAAGGTAAAGTCGGTGAAGGAAAGCTGTTCCGTGGTATCCGCAAAGGCAATGTATCAGAAGCGCAAGCCGGTGACTTTGAACCAACCGACAAAAAAGAACGCCGCTGGCTAACCCTAAGCAATGGCGAAAAAATCTGTGACATGAATGGCAATGTCTTTTCATGGGTATTCGATGACCTGCATGGCGATGAAAAAGGCGTGATCAACAAACGCTTTGAAGACTCAGACCCATCTCTCACAACAGCACCCTACCCTAGCCTGGAAAAAGGCATGGGCTGGCGCCCTGATAGCGGCCGTGATTGGTCCGGCTATGCGCTCATCCGAGGCGGCTTCTGGCGCTCGGACGTCGTTGCCGGCGTGTTCCGTCTCAACCTCGTTTGGCCCGACTACGGCTACTACGACGTTGGCTTCCGCTGCACCAAGAGTCTCTAGTCCCTTCTCACCCATCCCGCATGCTGTGTAACGGCAGGCGGGTTTAACAGGAGCGTAAAAATGAATATGGCAATTTCAGAAAAAACAGACATCCGCACCATACAAACAATTGTTGATGAAGCCAAAGCACTGGGCCTGCGTGTCGTGCATAAGCCGGATATGAAACAACGCAAAGTAGTCAACATCCGCGAAGCAGCCGAACAGCGCCGCACGCAGATGTGCGTATCACCGGAGGCGGCTTAATCATGAGCTTCAACCCAATACAGCCAACAAGGCCAGAAACTAGACATCCGCTTGATGAAGTTACATCGAGCAGGTTTATTTACGATGCGCTGCGCGTTGTAGTCTGCATTTCCATCATCGTGGTTCTTACTTATCTGGCATGCAATTCAGATATTCAGCTGCTTTCCTACCTATGGTATGGCGCAGCATTTGTGCTTGGCTACCTGCTGGCTGTACTCAAGCACACCAGGCTAATTCAACGCATTAAAGACACTCGTCACTATGTAAAACATCGCCGCTGCAGCTACAAAACTGCATGGGGCTGGTCGGAGTTCACTCTATGACTCAGCAAAACAAACGAAATTGCAATATGCAACTTGGCAGTATTGAAATTAAATTGATGTCATGGCAAACAGAGAGAAATACCATTGCATCAAGCATGCTACTAACATGCGGCCCGGTACTTATTACAGAAACCTTAGATGCAGAAAAATCTCAGGCTCTCATCGATATGCTGCAGCTTCATATTGAAAATATTAAGCTAAACGAGCTTGACATAATTGCTCAACTATCAAAGGCAGCAGCATGAATCGCGCTCAACGCCGCCATGCAGAACGCAACGATCGACGTGGCAAGGTTTATACCGAGCGCGTAGTGCCATTGCCTGCACTGCTTGATGAATTCACCGTGTTTGATATGCCGCAGACTATCCTGGATCAGATCAGCCATGGATCCGTTGATTCAATTCAAGGCGTTCCGGTATTTAGAGACAATGCAGGCGTTTGGACTGAAATCACACCATCACTATCCGGCTGGATATTCACCTGGCAAAAACTAAACCGAGAATTAAGCCTTGAGCTGAACCTTAATCCACTACGAACCATTTGCGCACGGCTTGAAAACAATGTGCCTGTAACAAAAGAAAATATCAGGAACGCGCTTAAATGCCTTGACGAATGCCGTAAAGCATTCAGAGTATCTAATCGTCAAAAGATAGTCAGCATAGCAAAGACCGCTCAGCTGCAAATATTGCTGGATAGCGCAAATGACTAAATCCCGCGGTTTGATAGCTAAAAAGAGAAAGTGGACTGATCAGGAAACTCAGATGGTCACTTTACTTTACCCATGCACGCAATCGGAA